AAATAGTTTAGTAGCTCCACCAGCAAACAAGGTGGTAGTGCCTCCAAACTTAGTAGCAAATACATTGTTTAGGTTTTCGCTTGCTGCGCCAGATAACTCTACCAACTCAGGAAATGGGCCATAGCCTACTGCTTGGGGAACGACATTGTAGGCATCCTGTATAGAACCAGTTATTCCAGCTTGATCTGGTAGCCATTCGCCAAATTCTACTATTGAGGTAGCCATGTATTACTTCCCGTTGATTTATTTGTCCAATTGTTACTTGTAACGCTAGATGCTGTCCAAGTATTGCCGCCTACTGTTTTATTTGTCCAGTTGTTGCCGGTAACTGATGCTGCTGTCCAAGTATTAGAGCCTACACCAGAATTGCTCCATTCCTCACCAATTCGATACCCAATAACAACTATTGTACCGATTCCATTTATAGATGAGTTTGCTGAAAATACTGCATTGCCATTTACTAAAACTGTTCCCAATCCAATGATTGAGCCGTTGCCACTAGCAGTAAAGTTTCCAAGACCACTTATTGATCCTATGCCATTTATAGATCCAGCGCCTAATGCTTGCCTTATTCCTTCTGATACTACTGTTCCAACTCCGTTAATAGAACCGCCACCCAATGCCATCCTAATGCCATCGCCAGATGTAGAACCAATACCATTAATTGATCCATTACCAGCAAATATCGCTATAGGATTACCGCTAATCGTTCCGATTCCATCAATTGATCCAGCACCATCTGTTGCTAATACATCTCCTACGCAATAATCGTATTCCCAATAACCATATACGACATATTGATCAGCAAAGGCCACTAGCAGTCCTCTGCCCCAGCATAATCGCTAAAAGTCTTTAATACTGCGTAGATTGCAGGGATTAAATCGCCTTGTAAATCTTCCATAGCGATGTAATGTGCGTTTTCTTTAACGGTAGCCATGTTGCCATGCCGAGCATCTTCGTTGTAATAAATTGCAACTTGAACTTGGATTTGGTCTTTTGTACCAAAGAAGTTCGTGATTCGTGCGTAGGCTTCGGGGGCTGGTACGCCAAATTGGGTTTCAACTGCTAGTTTTAGTGCCATGTAAATCTCCTTAGTAAGTCATTTCGGTTGTGCGGATTTGGCAAACTGTACGAATAGTCGTTGCCAGTTGTCCTGTAAAGGTAACTCTTATTCCACCGTTAGTCGTGTCGGCTGTAACTGCAATAGTCCAAGTAGCTGCCCCTGCATCACCGTGGGTAGACAATACTGTAACTCCAACAAGGGTAGTAGCCGCAGCGTTAGCACCTCGTTTAATTACACCCTCAATAGTCCAACCTTTGGTATCTCCACCGCCAGTAACTCCTGAGATAACTTCACCTCTAAAGAAGTAAGCAGAGTTGTTAGGTAGTATTACTTGGTTTGTTGTGGATGCGGCAGTAGCACCAATAGTTAAAGCTGTGGCAGTTGCATCTGTTGTTGTATTTCGTAATACAAATATTTCAGTTTGGGCATCTCCATTAACACTTGCGCTTCCTGCGGCAAAAGCAAAACTTCCAAGGCTTCTATTCGTTGATGAGAATCCACTAACTACAGAATATGTTCCGTTTGCAACATTACCATTACCACCTAAATTTGTTGAACCAAACCCACTTGCTGTATTACCAGCACCACCTAAACATGTAGCAAAAGAACTCGTAGCACTACAGTTTGCACCCCCTAAAACAGAAGAACTGCCACCTGATGCTGTATTTTGGTTGCCCCCAACCACTACTGACCAATCTCCTGATGCTACATTTCGTTGAGCCGCAGTGCCAGCATTGCCACCACCACCGATAAATGAATAACTACCTGTAGCTTGGTTATTACCACCGCCTACTACTACTCCATGAGGAGTAAAGAAAGATAGAGTGCTTGTAGATGAACCTGATGCGTTTTTGCTTAATGTAAGTGCTGTTCCGCTAATGGCGGCTACATAGGTATCAGTTCCAATAGAAGTTCCACTAATGTACTGACCTACTTTAATGTTAGCGTTAGAGCCACTAAGCGTTACGGCAGTAGTTGCGTTCATTGTGCCGCTTTGGGTTGTTACGGAAGATGTAGATGTTGTAGAATTTGCAAGCCCGTTTCCAACAAAACCATAAAATCCTGATGCCGTGTTTGAAACACCTGCACCAACAAACGCAAATTGTCCTGTTGCTGTATTGGTTGAACCAGATACTATTCCTGAACCATTTGCAGAGGTTGTATTATTAAATCCACCGCCTGTAAAAGAATATGTGCCAGAGCTTGTGTTTCTATCACCGCCACCAATAACAGAAGCAGTAGCACTAGCCACTTGTGCCGCAGTATTTCTAGCAGTCTGCCAATCAACCGCATTAGCACCCCTAGCATTACCACCTGCTGTAGTAGATGTAGTAGCTTGTGCTTGTAATGCACCTGTTCCTGCTGGTTGTACAAATAAAGCACCATTAGACTCTAATCCAATAGTAGATACTCCACTAAAAGATAGGGTAGGAGTTCCGTAGACTGCTGTAGTGGTTGTGGCTACATAATCTCTAAGAGTTGAACCAATTTCTAATTGTGCGCCCCAATAAAGTATTTCTGAGGTGTTATCGCCAGCGTAAGAATCAAATCCTCTACTATTTGAAACAAATGTAGATGTTGCAGATAATCCCAAAAGAATAGTTGATAGTGTTGCATTTGTTGTTGCAGTAAGAGTAACACGATACCAATTATTTCCAGCAGATGTGCTTGTTACAGAAGCGTTTGAATAATTAGCAATTAAAATTTGAGTATTTGTTCCGTTACTTAAATCAAAAGTTGCAGCAACAAAATTAGAGCCATCAGAATTAAATCCAACTGTAGCAAATCGTGAGCCTGTTTTTTGTTTTACATAAACACTTAATGTATATACAACAGAACCGCCCAAAGCTGTTAATGTTTGTTGAATTCTATGATTAGTTGTTGCTGCGTTTTCTTTTACAGAATCGGCAGTTAATGTTCCATCAGGAGCAGTATCGGTATCTGGCGAAACAGAAGAACCTGTAGTTGTCCAAGTCGTGTTAAAAGTTTGACTTTGCAGTAAAAAATTCTGCCCCGTACCCCTTAAAACTCCTGTCTGTCCTGTAATCGTAGTAGCGTTTACAGTAGATGGGGTAGTAGCACCAATAGTAGTGCCATTGATTGTGCCACCTGTGATGGCAGCAGCAGTCTTTTCTACTTTATCTGTATTAAGGTTATTAAAGTTAGCATCTACTTCATTATGAGTAAGGGGCGAACCTTTACCACTTCTGGTAACAATAGTGGACATGGTTTAGCCTTACGCTAAAGTTACTGATACGCTAGATGTAGCGAACTTAAATACATCTCCATCACCAATAGTCTTAGATGTAGTTAGTGCGCCATAGTACAGCATATTGCCGGTTGTTAAGGCATCAAAGATTGCAAAATGGGTAATCGTTCCCCATGAGCCTGTAGCCTGGTCAAACTCAACCGCAGCCGCAGAATTAGTTGTTACTCCGTTAGAAGGCGCAGCAAAGGTAATGGCCTTACGAGCATATCCACTTCCAGTACATTCTGTGCCTGATCCTGCCTCTGTTGGATCAGAAGTAAATAGCGCAGCATAGACTGTTGCTGGGGATGTAAAAGTAGTATTGCGTAGAGTAGCGTTAATTAATGCGTTCTCTAGGTAGTTTGAAATTGCAGACATGATAATCCTATCGTGAGGTTAATTGCATTGTTAGCGGTACTCCAGCGTACTCTGAGCTTTCGTCTGATCCGTTAATATCAGAAGTTGCTCTATCGTATAAGGTAGCCCAAGTTTGCACTCTGGCATCGTTCATTAGATAAGGCTCTGCCTCTGCCAAGGATGCGTAAAGCAAGGCATCTGGGAAGTTAGCTAGATAGTCATTTGTAGCTACACTTGCAGATAATGGCGTTGGCTTGTAGTAATAAAGCATCTCTACAACATAGGCCGAGTCTGGTACTGGAGCAAATTGGATTTCAGCACCAATAATTGTGTAGTATACCGGCAGACCAGACTCACCAGCCCTAGCGTTACGAGAGAACAAAGAAGGCGATAAGTAACTAATAGTATTTCTTGGATTGCCTTGGGTAAATATATCTCGCATCTCTAAGAAGTCTGTAGGCAAACCAACAGTAGAATCACCAGCCGTCATTGTTGCTGTAGCAACCTTGAGAGTTTGGCGAGTACGAATCTCTCTTGCCAGGCGAATCTCTGCAAAGGTAATAAAGTCAGGGATGACTGCTGTTAAATCGGATCGACCTAGATAGTTGGCTATAGAAGTCTTTAGTTCTGTGTATGTTGCAAAGCCCATTAGGACACCTCAATATTATGCCAGCCGTATGTGTAATTACCTATATGGCCTATCTCCATTGAGAGATCGTGATCCACATAAGTATCTATTCCTGCATCTTTCGCTTTTATGCAAAAGTAAATATCTTCGCCCAATAACTTTCCATTGGGCAATTGCTCAAAGTAAAAGTAAGGCTTTTCTATTTTCTTAAATACTGAGTTTTTAATGAGAATGACACCGCATCCTATGGCATCTACCTTCTCTATTCCTTTTTTAACATTGGAATAAACAGGCAGCCAGGATACAGAACCATCTTCCTCATAATTAATGTTTTTGGCAGTAGGCTTTACTGGCTCTGAACGAGTAGTAGCATTAACGCCAACAATATCTTTATTATGATTCAAAAGGCGAATAAGCGCATCTTTTGGAAAGCGCATATCAGCATCAATAAACATTAGGTAATCACATCGCTCATTAATAACAGAGTCTACTAACGCATTGCGTTGATCGAATATTAGTGTGCCTGTAGATGTGTACAGATTAATATCGTGTTTCGTCTGTTTTGCTGTGTAATTAACTAATGCAGATAAGTCAAACGATGTGGATATTTCTACTTGCCCTCTTGCTGGAACACAGATACCTATTCTCATACTGTGCCACCCCTAGTGCGAAATACTCTGTTGTCAGGGTTATTCAACCACTTTACTAAGGCCTTCTGGTCTAGTATGTGGTAGCCACGCATTATGCCTTATTTGTTGTGAGTGTTAATAATCTCAGCAGGAAGCGAAGCAATTTTATTTTTAGGGT